ATCCTGCCGAACTTGAAGACGGTTTTTACATATTTGATCTCACTCAGGCGGAAACCAACGGGGATTGTATAGTTATCTGTCCCGCGAGTACAACGGCTAATGTTCAGGTAATAGGATGCCCTATGGCTACATGGACATTTGATCTTGCTACTCCCGCGGAGATAGGAGCTGAAGTAAGTACAACTGGTTTTGGAGCTACAATAGCAAAATATATATTAGCATTAATAAAATAGGAGTTTTTATGACAAACGAGTTAGACTCGGCAATCACTGAAGAAATTCAGGAAACGAAGGTTACTGAACCAGAAAATCAGGAAGAAAAGGCCGAAGGTGAAAACCCTGCGAAACCGGAACCTAAACCGGAAGAACCCGAATGGGCGATTAAAAAAATAGGGAAATTAACCGCTGAGAAATACGGATGGAAGGAAAAATACTTTGCGGAAAAGGCAAAGAATCAATCTTTGACTCAGAAACCGATAGTACCAAACCCTCTGGAGTTTACAGACGACTATGGGAAACTCGATAGAGTTAAATACAACCTGTCTATGGAAACATGGCACAATGACATGGTCAACTTTAATAACAACCAGAATCAGGCAATTCAGGAAAAAGAGGAAATCGATCAGGAGAAACAGGAAAATAATATCAGACTACAGAATCAGGCAGTGGAACTCTCAAAAAGATACACTGATTATTTTGATGTTACCGACAAGAAGATTTTCACTGAAGAATCAATTGACTCCATTTCCACATTCGATGACAGCGGAGAATTACTCTATTATTTAGGTAAAAACGAGACGGAAGCTCGCAGTCTTAATTATCTTCCGTACGATCAAAAGATCGAACACCTCACGGCTTTAAGCCGGAGGATAAAATCGAAAGGAAAAGTCATTTCAAACGCTCCGCCTCCAATTACTCCGGTAGACGATTCAAGACCCGCCGAAGTAAACGATATAAACTCCATCGTTGATGACGATGAATGGTTTAAAGCCAGGAAGAGGGAGCGGGAAAGAAGACTTAAAAAAGGCTAAATAATGGCAAATACATTTAAAACAAGGGCAGACGGTGATATACTCCGTTTGATGCTTGAATCGTTTCACAATAAGATGAAATTCTTAAAAACTGTGAATCGTCAGCATGACAAAGATTTCGGGCAGGCGGGAAGGAAGAACGCAGGTTCGATTATAATCAAGAATCCGAACGAATACACGGTCGGTACAACCGAAGTAGTTTCCGTTCAGAATACTACTGAAACAGTCCAGACTTTCACTGTAGCTTCAAGAGCGAACGTGACAGCGGCGATCACTTCTTACGAAAGAACGATGTCTGAAGATGATTTCAAACAGGAAGTTGCAGACCCGGCAATGGGGAAACTTGTTGCTACAATAGAATCGAATTGTATGAAAGGATTGTTCCCGTTCGTTTACAACCAGACAGGCACTCCGGCAACTACTCCGGCAACAATAGGAGCGGTTCTTAACGCAAGAGCAAGGTTAATAGATGCTTGCGCCCCCGAAGACAATAATCTGTTCTTGATGCTTAACCCGACAGCTATGGCGGCCGTGGTTGGCGGAGCTTCAGCGGCTTATTTCCACGCTGCGTCAGAACTCGAAAAAGGTTTTCTTGAAGGTTACTACGGAAGAGGTGCAGGCTTCAACTGGGTAGAATCTTCAATGGTTCCTTCCCATACCAACGGTACTCGTGATGATACAACTCCTGTTGCGACAATAGGCGGAACAACCTCTGTTCCTACAGGCGGTATTGTAAACGGAAGCAACGTCATCACAATGACAGCTTTTGGAAACGGATTGACTTACACAGTAGGCGACATATTCACTATTGCCGATGTTTATGCGGTCAACCCGGAAACCAAAGAAACCTACGATTACTTACAGCAGTTCGTAGTTCTCACCGCTGAAACGGAAACAGGATCAGGCGACATGACTCCGGCAGTTTCTCCGACACCTCAGGCGTCCGGAGCAAGTCAGAACATTTCTATAGCTTCAACCGGAGCTAAATTAATCATAAACCTGACAGCAGGCGGATCTGGCGCGGCGAGCGCATCGCACAGACTTACAATGGCTTATCACAGAGATGCTTTCTCTGTAGCGTTTGCTTCATTACCTCAGCCTCACGGCGATGTTTCAAAGAACATGGTAATAGAAGGCATTCCAATGAGAATGTGGCAGTTCTCTGACGGTATCAATGATACTCATACAACTCGTTTCGACGTAGTTTACGGGTATCTGTGTCAGAGACCGGCTTGGGCAAATAAGACCCGCGGATAGCAGTAAAGCAGGGTTAGCCCTGCTTATTTTAATTTATCATTAAAGGTACATATAATGGCAATAGGAGCATACATAGATAACGATAATCCTGACGGCAGCGTCTTTGGGCGTGCCGCTGGTAAAATCGGGTTTTACGGATTAGCAACACCGATCGTTAAACCTACAATCACACTCGGTGCTGGTACTACTACTACTTTACTTGCGGCTGATGTAGCTGCGATTAAAGCATGTTTGGTAGCGCTTGGACTTTGTGCATAATATAAGGGGTAATTAATGAAAGTTTTTATCGGGATAACATGTTACGATCATAAAATATTCGGAGAATGCTCAGAAGCAATTCTTAAAAACTGCATAACCCTATTAAAAAACGGTCATGAAGTTATCCCTTATTATTCAAACGATCTTTACATAGACAGATCAAGGAATATGATCGCGAACTTATTCCTTGACTCTGACTGTGATAATTTAATTTTTGTAGATTCAGACTTGAGTTTTGACGATGACGCAATGCTCAAACTTTTAAAATATAATAAAGACGTAGTGGCAGGGATATATCCTTACAAGAAAAAGAATGAAGATTATCCGGTAACATTGAAATTTGATAACCAGAATAATTGTAAAGAAGAAGAAACCGGACTTGTATATGCAACCAGAGTTCCTACCGGACTAATGAGAATACATCGCAGGGTATTTAATTTTGATGCGGAAGAAGACGAGCGTGGAATAAAGCAATTTTTTCAAACAGGAATGGTTTTTAAGGATGACCCTAATTGGTGGGGAGAAGACGCATATTTCTGTAAAAAAGTAATCGATGAAGGATTTGAAATTTATATTGAACCAAGACTAAACTTTACCCACATAGGAAACTGTGAATATAAAGGGAATTATCACGAGTATTTAATGGGTAGAAAAGTTGATACATTCTATGAAAGCTTGGACGAAGTAAAGACCGGGATAAGAGGATGGACAACAGATAAAGAATTAAAAATTTTAAGTGAACTTGCTCATTTGTCATATAATGTTGTCGAGATAGGATGCTGGAAAGGGCGTAGTACGAAAGTACTGCTTGATTCATGTTCCGGGATAGTATATGCAGTCGACAAATGGGAAGGAACTAATGATCAGACTGGCGCGATGGTTCTGCTTCAGGACGTTTACAGTGAGTTTGTGAAAAACGTAGGGCATTATGATAATATTGAAATAATAAAAGAATTGTCCCTAGATGCGGCAAAAAAGATCAATTCAGTTGATATGGTTTTCATAGACGCAGACCATTCCTATGAAGCAGTTAAAGCTGACATTGAAGCGTGGTTGCCTAAGTGTGATAAGTTCATCTGTGGTCATGACTATGACTATCCTGACGTTAAAAAAGCCGTCGATGAAGCATTTAATAACGCTAAAGTAATCGATACTCTATGGTGGGTAGAACTATGATATGTATTAAATGTAACAAATTAATTAAATATACGGAAAAATCTTTGGGAGAAAGAAATTATTGTAAAGAATTGCACAGGGCGGTTTCAGAAATAGACGTCTGCTCAGCGTATGATGATGAAGTTATGGAAACGAAGCCCATGGAAATAAAAATAAAAGAAAAACAGGTCATTGAACCTGATAACATTATAGCAAAGATAAAAAAATTATGGCAACAGTTCAAGATATTTGTAACCGGGCATTAAGAACCCTCGGAATAAGAGATTTCACCGACACCGACAGACAGACTGAAGCAATCTCAGCCCTTAATTCCATGCTTACGTCATGGAGAAAAGAGCTTCATCCTGTTACAATTAATGAGAGTTTTACGGTTACTTCAGGGACGGGTTCGTACACAATTGGCTCTACGGGAGTTTACGTAACCGACAGACCTATAAAAATTATCTCGGCCTACATAAGAGATTCTTCCGGAATGGATCATGAAGTTGACGTTACAATGACCCAGGATGAGTATAATGAAATTTATAATAAAACTCAAACAGGCAGACCGGAAAAACTTTATTATCACAAGTCAAACGCTTTAGGAATTATTTACTTTGACTTAATCCCTTCTGATACGGAGACACTTTATATTTCAAGCCTGAAGCCTTATGCTACTTATACGACTTTAGCGGATACGTTTCTACTCCCTCTTGAGTATGAAGAAATGGTAGTAATGAACCTTGCTTTGAGGCTGGCTCCTGAATACTTTATGGAAGCCCCTCAAACTGTAATGGCTTTGGCGATTCAGCTTAAAGAAGAGATCGGGAACGAAAATATGGAACCGGTTCCTTTGGCGAAAATGCCTTCGGAGTTATTAAGATAATGCCATACATGGGAGAAACATTCAAGGTCGCGTTGACCGGATCATGGAACGGCAATCCAAATCTGGACTACGTTCAGGACAATCAAATGATTGACCCTAAAAACGTCAATGTCCACAGGGGCGGGAGAGAACCCAGGGGGGGATGTGAAGCGGTCAACGATGACGCAATAACTTCAACACCCTCTATTATGGGGGTTTATCAGTTTACTCTTGAAAGCGGGAACTCGTACTTAATCGTTGGATGTTCAAACGGGAAGATATACAGAAGCGATGTAAATGATTTCAGTACTATAGATACTGAAATTAAATCCGGACTCGGTACTAACAAATACTATCATTTTGAGACATTTTACAATAAACTATATATTTGTAATGGTTATGATGTCCCACAAGTTTGGGATGGTGTCGCCGCAACTACTTCAGACTTAGGATTTATTTCAGGTTCATGCACGGCGGTTTTGCTTGTTTCATTAGGTGGCTCTGTAAACGTAGGTACTCATTCTTACAAGTACACATTTGTTACTGCAAGTTCAGAAAGCCTTGCCAGCAATAAATCTAATGTAATCGAAGTAGTATCGGCATCATATGCTCATGTACATGTAATGTATGTTCCTGTCGGCCCGCCGGGAACGGTATCAAGAAACATTTACAGAACAGTAGCAGGTGATACTGGAAACTGGCTGTTAGCCGGAAACATAGCAGATAACGTTACTACTGATTTTCAGGATAGCGTAGCAGATGCTTCTTTAGGGGCAGCGGCTCCAACTACAAGCTCGGTATTTACCCCATCTGACTGGTCAGGAACAAACCAGCCCAAGGCTATGATAAAGCATGGACAGAGAGCGCAGAAAAGACTATGGGCATACGGAGTAGCGTCCAAACCTGATACGTTATATGCTTCAGATTCTGGAAATGACAATTTTTCTGACGCAGAAGTCACAACAATAAAAATCCTGGATGCAGAACTTACCGGGCTTATAGAGTTCGGTGGAAGGCTTCTGACTTTTTCAAAGACTAAATCATACATAGTAGACGACACGGCTCTTGATATAGCCGGATGGGGATACCAGGCGGCAGTGTGGGAAGGCGGAGCAGCTCATCAAAGACTTATTATCAAGACCCCCACTGACGTTCTCGTAATGAGTGAGACTGCGGAGATGTTCTCTATTTCAGCAAGCCAACAGTATGGCGACTATCAGGTAGCCTCTCTCACGAGACCTATGTTTCTTCACAAATGGGTAGAGACAACCTTAGACCTGACTAAGATCGCTCAGTTTCACGGAGTTTATGACTCCGAACTCAGATGCATCAAAGTCTTTGTCGTTACAACCGGAAAGACCTATCCTGACGTAGCAATGGTATTCTTTGTAGACGGTGCACTCTGGACTAAACACGAGTTTGTCATTAATCATATTTGTTCCACAGAAGTCCGCGTCAGCCTTTCGGACTGGAAGATTTACACCGGAGGATCGGCAGGCTTTGTGTTCTCTCTTGAATCTTCCACATTAAGAGACAATGGAGAAATCTATAGAGTAGAGTTTACAACTCCCCCGATGACCTTTGAGAACCCCCGTTCACATAAAGCCTACGACAGAATGTGGCTCGTTGCTCAACCGCAGGCCTTCGAGACTATCAGTGTTAATACTTACGTAGACAACAAAAGCCTTTCGGGTGGATTCTACATAGTTGACGAATACGGCAATTTTATAGGCGACGAAAATGCAAATACCCTGGTTTCAGAACCTACCAACCCATGGGAATTAGTCATGACCGGTTATGACAACATTTTACAAAACTTTGGAGACGACATCGGAATGGTCGGCAGAAGAATAGCAGTGACGGTTTACAATGACTTAGGAGAGAACTTTTTCGTTTCACAATTGCTCTTCGATGTCAGAGATTTAGGTTCAAATTATGGAGGAAGATAATGGCAATTCAGCAAATTAAAGATTATACAGTAATCGCAGCTCCGGCTGCAACAGACAAAATAATTGTACAAACAGCAGCGGGAGTAACCGGATACGAGGCTATGTCCTCGATAGTACCTGTCCCCAAGACTAATTTATTGTACACATCTAACGCAGCCCCCACTCTGGTCAACAATACTGCGACTAAGATTACCTATGAAGATTTAGATCATGATGCTTTGACCGAATATGCTACCGGAGTTTTTACTGCTGATTATGATGGAATTTATCATATAGAGGCATCAATCCAAACAGCAAGCGTGGCATGGGACGATGAAGTGTTGGATGTTGTAAGTTTTAGTATATATAAAAATAAATCTTTTTCTAATTTCAGTCCTGATTATGAGGTTTCTCAAAATGCTATTATAGACGGGACGACTCATGCAGTTACATCATTAAAAAAAGTTAATGTTATTCTAAAAGCTGGCGACACTATAGAAGCATGGTGTTTAATACGTAGAGGAAGCAGCAACACAGCATTAAGCAATGACCCGGTTTATAATTACATCAGCATAGACAGGTTAAATGTAAAATGATACGCCCCTTAGAACCTAAAGACTACCCTGAGCTTGAAAGAATGCTCAAAGAAGAAGATGCAGAAAATGAATTTGAGCAATTCAAGAATAGCCAGGCATACACATGGGAAGAAGAAGAAATTAAAGGATTCTTCGGATTTGAATTATTTCTGAAAACTCCGGCGTTAAGAGGATTTTGTGTTAAGAAAAAGTTTCGCAATCTTAATAATGCGAAATACTTAATAAAAGGATATTTTAAAACAGTGAAAGAATTAGGCTATAAGAAAACAATAATCAACTCAAGGAAAGAATACATCAATAAATTAATTGAATACGTTTTCAGAATAAAACCTCTTTTCGTTAAAGACGGTTTATATTTTTACTTAAAGGAGGTTTGATATGTGCTATAACAGTACGAATAATTGGTTTAAAAATTCTTTCGGTGGAAATCAAGTTGAGGAACCTCAGCCAAGCGCGCAAGAACAAGAATTATTAGATGCACTGCTCGAAGATTATAAAGATCAGCGAGAAGAATCTGATGCCCTGTTACCTTCTCAGATGCATGATGCTCACATGGGGTGGAAATGGAACACTGAAGACGGATTGCCACCTGATAGTGATGAACCAATTTATACGGAAGAACAACAGTCAATTATTGATAAAAGAGATGAATTAATAAAAGAAATACAAAACGGGAAACATGACGCTGGTACTCTTAACGGATTAAATGAAATAAAAGCTGGGCTAGATAAACAAATAGCTTCATGGGATACAAAAAAGAAAAAAGCCGAAGTTGGCGACACCGACTATGGAAGTTGGGTACAGCTTACGGATGATGAATGGTACAACAGTGAAGACACTACCGACTCGGAAAGACGTGCATTTGACCTTGATAAAGCTCAGTCAGAAAGATCACTCAAGGCCATAAAAGGAGAACTCCCGTTAAGCGAATCACTCTTAGACCAGAAACAGAAAGAGTTCGATCAGTTAAAACAAGTCTATGGAATCACCGGAGATAGCCTTGAAAATGCTTCGGGTAATGATACGGTGGCAATTCAAAACCTTGATGCTTTCAAAAAAAGATGGGCGCAGATGGAAGATGCTCAGAGGTTCGGGAACTCAAGCAGTAGTGTAGAATCTGCGATTATGTCCAGCGGCCTTACGAATGACCTTACAAAAAACCAAACAGGTATGACCATGGGGCTAAATAACCAAGGGAATAATTCTTTTTCGCAAGGCATGAGTCTTCTATCTCCGTTTCAGAATTACAATCTTGCGGGTTATCAAGCCCGATCCCAGAATCAGGCTGTGAATGCTCAAATGACTTCGGGATTACTCGGACTTATTGCAGCAGGGTTAATAGGTTCTTCCCGCAAATTCAAAAAGAACATCAAAAAGAAAACTAAAAAAGACGAGGATAAGGCGTTAAAGGAATTGACAAGCCTGAAGTCCTATTCGTATAAATACAAGACTAAGATGGGCATGGGCAACAAGACTCACACGGGAGTAATCGCAGAGGAAGCTCCTGAATCCATTAAAAGAATGGGTGGAAAAGTCATAAGCCTTGCTGATAAGTGGGAACTTACCAACATGGCGGTAAAAGCACTATCAAGGAAGGTGGATAAAGTTGCCTTACATAAATCAAGGTAGCGTCTGGGGGAATCAACCCGGTACATCAGGATTGAACCCTGTTGGCGTTACAAATGCGCCCAATGTGCCTAATGTGCATACACCTGTTGTTGATCCAACGACTCCTCCGGAGACCGTTATTCCTCAAATGTCAACCGGAACAGTAGATGACACCCCTCCGGAAGAAGAAAAAAGCCCTTACGATACCTATATTCTTCCGGAATACCGTAAACGTCAGAGAGATCAGGAGTTCATTAAGCTCAAGGCGGCTTATAACATAAAGGGCGACACCTGGGAGACCGCTAAAGCCTATGATACAATAGGGCAGAAGAACCTTGACGCATTTGTTCAGAGATGGGAACAAATGATAGCTGATAATGAATTTGAAAGCTATTCTATAAATGCAGGTTATGGCGGATTTGCCCCTACCGGATTGACTTCAGGGTATAATTCCCTGTTAAATTTTAAAAGTAATTATTAGGAGACCATATGATAAATTACCCTGACCCAAGATTAATGAGTCCTTTCGGCGGCATAATGGAAGGCATTCAGACCGGACTTGCCATGAGAGGACAACGGAAGGAAACCCCTCAACCAAGTGACGCGATCATAAATGATCCAGGAGAAAGACAGGAAGTAGACCCAAGTCCTATACTCGATCCAATTGCTGAAGACCTTGCTCACTTAAACGAAATTGAAACTAACCTTAAAAAATGGGGTGTAAAGGATGAAATGGTATACCAAAAATACGCCAAAGGCGGATCATTCAAAACTCCTTTGGTAAAAGAATTAGCCGGATCAAAAATGAAATCCGAAGATTTAATGAAGATACTTACTGACGTTAAAAATGGTTCTCCTGATACGGAAGGACACCTTGACGCCATAAATAAAGCTTCATCAGGAAACCCCAAAGTACAACAGGCTATTGCTGACATCCAAAATCAAATGATGGTAGCTTCTGACCAGAATAAACAACAGAGAGTACAGGTACTTCTTAAATATCTTGGAGACGTAGATCAGTACACAGACAATCCGAAAGCATTCCAGGGGAAAAGTGGAATCACGAATGATAAAACTTTGCAAGCAGTAGCGAACAGAGATAAATATCTTAAAGAATTATTAATGCTCGATCCAGAAGCGTTCAAGCAGTACGCGGAAGCAAGATTAGCAAAGACAAGAAGTGGAGGTTCTCCGGTAATGTTGTCTTCTGTAAGTAATAAAACTGGTAAAATGATAACCAGCAGAACGGCTGATGAGCGTCAATTCAGAAGTGACTATCCTGAGATTGGGAATAATGAGATTGGTTTAACTCCTAAACTTGGAGAAGCTGCTCCTTATATCAAGGCCGCAGAAATCGAAACAAAAAAACGCAATCAAATATTAGCAACATTACCGCCAGCAGAGAAAGAAGGGCAGGAACTTAACCCCAAAAAGCACATAAAAATAATACAAAAATACAAGGCGGCCGCTAAGGCATACCTGACTAAACCGGGGGAGAGAGAACCCACGGTTACGGATATAAATGCTTTCGCAGGTGAGTTGGCAAAAGATAATGGATGGGTTATTGAATGAGTGTTTTTGATGAAGTAGACATAGAGGAACCTAAAAAAAGAACAGTTTTTGATGACGAACCAAAGAAAAATGTTTTCGATAGCACTCCTATGCCTAAAGAATCAAAATTGAAATCAATTCTAAAGACAATCGGCAAAGCCTCTTTATATTTTAATCCGGTTACCGGGCCGTCTATGATAGGGAATAAGATAGGTTCTTCCATAATGGAGGACACTGAAGAAATACCTGAGTTCACTACAAACGAAAAGGGGTTCAAGGTTCCTAACCCGGAGGGAGGAGTTACTTCAAACTTACTGGATGACCCTGTAGTTTCAGCAATTACCAGTGGCGCGGGAGCGGGTGTTTACAATATTGGCAAAGTAGGACTGAAACAAGCCGCAAAGATTGGGTTCAGGGAAGGGGTCAGCGACTTAACCATGAATGCAAGTCATTTACTCACCGCCGCAGGCAAAGGATTAGGAAAATTTGCCAACAAAGCAATAATGAAAGAAGCCATAAAGGAATCGGAAACTGAAGTTGGTAAAAAAACCATTCAGGAATCAATGGATTTTATTTCCGACTTGAGAAGACACGTTAGCACTCCTAAAGTTGACAACACGATAAAAATAGATAAATCTATTTCAGATTTATTAAGCCCAAATATATTTTCAAAAGAAAAACCAAGCTCAAGAGTTTTAAAAACACCGGAAAACCTTTTTAAGCAAGAGGGAACTTACGCAAGACCGTCTTCTATAAATCTTGATAATTTGAATATTCCCGATAGCCAGAAAGATGAAATAGTCAAAGCTGCTCAGGTAGTAGACGAGCACGTACCAATAAAAGATGAAGAAATATTAGATGCTGCCAAAACTGCCAATATCCTTACTAAAGTAATTTCAAGAGAAGAAATGGTAGATATGGGCGGTAAAATACTGGCTACCAGAAAACACATTGCAGGACTGAAAGACGGCACTGGTTTGACTCCCGAATATCTGAAGACCATGAAAGCGTTAAGCTCTACTTCTACAAATATAGGCGTTCAATTGCATGCTCATCAGATAATGGCCGATCCGGAAATGATGACTTCCAAAGATTTCATTTCCAATAAACTCATGGATTTAGGAATGAATCTTGACGACATGATTAAGGCGTCCGAAGGGTTAAATTGGGATAATAAAAAAGAAGTAGTAAAATTTTACCGTTCTTTTGTCAAACCAAAGTGGTCGGAAATAATAGACGAATTAAGATATGCGAATATGCTGTCTTCTCCAAAGACCCATTTAACAAACTTTTTCACAAATGCTACTCAGGCTTTAGTAACAAGGCCATTAGACAGAACTTTTTCTGCAATAGGCGATGCAATTGCTTCCAAAGTAACCGGAAAAGATAGAGAATATTATTTAAAACAAGTTCCAGAATACTATAAAGGGGTCATTAATTCAACCAAAGAAGGATTCCGGAAAGCTCTTGAGGTCATGAAAGGCGGCGCGCCTGTATATAAAGTTGAATCAGGCAATATACCTACCGACTCTCCGATAACCCGTCCGGTTCAATCAATTTCTAATTTGCTCGAAGCCGGTGATATATTTTTCAAAACTTTAATTACTTCCGGGGAGAAAAACGCTTTAATTAAAACCGGAATGAATGAAGCTAAGGCATTACTAAAGGGAACCGAATCTGCCAATAGATTATTATTCAGAAGTGAACTTGATCCTAATAACCTATCAGGGCAAGGAAAGCTATTAAGTGGGATAGATAAACTCACAAACGGAGTTTTGAATTTAAGACGCGTCAAAGGCGTTAAATGGTTTATTCCATTCGTAAGAACCCCAATGGCTATTTTAAAACAAGGTATAGAATATTCGGGCGTACTTACCCCGGCTACCATGATTGGGAACACTGATAAAATAGGTCAGCTTGGTAAAATGGCTACAGGAAGCATCGTTATGGGGATGGGAGCCTGGGCGGCAATGGAGGACAAGACTACATGGAGTATGCCGAGGAACCAGAAAGAAGCTGAAGCCTTTATGGCAGAAGGTAAAAAACCTTATGCGGTCAAAATAGGAAATACATGGATAAGCATGTCAAAATTGGGCCCGCTTGCTTATCCGTTTTTAATCCCTGCTGCGGTTAAATATTATTTTGAAGAAAATCCGGAGTCAGTCACGGACAATACGATAGAGAAAGCGAGCAAAGCTTTATCGGGCGTGGCTGAATTTTTCTCAGATCAAAGTTATGTTGAATCATTTAAAGGCATAATCGATATAATCAATGGCGGGGCAAGCAAGGCAGAGAAGGCCTTTAATGCCATTGCCGGATTATCCGCTCAGATGATACCCTTGTCAGGTTTAAGTAGATGGGTTAATAATTTCATCGACCCCGTGTACCGAAATACTTCTAAAGATATCTCCATGACCACATTAAGGGATCAGTTATTCAAAAACTTGCCCGGAACGTCAAGGATGATAGAACCTTATGAGAATCCCGGAGGAGAAGTATCGAAGAGGGATCTGCCTTTAGTTAACGCTTTTTTACCTACAGAAATATCAAGAGAAAATAAAAAGTATTCAAATTACTATGATGATCTTATTGTCGGGAATAAAGAGAAAGCGCTCAAGCGAGTGGATACTCAGATATATAAAGATATTCTTGAAAACGTTGATAACCCCGATGATATTATAATGGAAATGGAAGACCAGCCGCCGGAGACACAACAAAAGCTCAGTAAAGAAATATCTAAACTTGTAAGGTTTAAAGGCATACCTGATAAATTCTGGTATGATAATTTAAAATCACTACCCAATACTATAGGAGCAGTTGTTTACCAAAACAGATACAAAAAATCAACTACCGGGATTAAAGCAAAGATGGTTTCTGCCGCAGGGCAAAGAGGCGTATTTACCGCCGGTTTCATAAAAGAGCTATCTAAATTAAACCTGGAAGAAGCAAAAGGAAATAAAAAAGAATATTAAAAATAACCGCCCATAAGGCGGTCAGATTTAATTTAATTCAACATATACTCAGGGACATATGTCATTTTTTGCTTCTTATACAGTACATCATATACCCAATATCCACAATAGTCTACGTTAACAATTATGGACTTATCACCACAATATATTACTTTGTCTCCAATCTTAAATTTAGCCGGATGCTGTAGTTTATAAATTTCATCCTTCATTTTTTTTACATCATTCTTTAATATTTCTATTTCTATATCATAATCCATTTGTAACTCTCCTCTAATTCCTCACCAGGCTTCACGGTTTGCCCGTGGCAAGGTTTTAATCTCTTAGGCATACATTTACCTTCCGCACCCGCAAACACACATAGGATTTTCTTTTAAAGTATATAATGCATTAGTAGTGCTTACGATAAGATTGTCTTTAAATTGCATTATGCCCGTAATCGTACTATCGAATTTAGCACAACATGCCCATTCACTAAATTTTAATTCGTTATCTCTTTCTTTCATTTCGTCATAACGTGTTCTGATATGACCATACTTCTTAAATGGGTTTCTCATTTTATTCTCCTTGGATCTATTATTATTGGTAATGGTGTATTTAGTACCATTTTTATATACTTCCTGCCTTTTTCT